AGTACGATGTCCGCGTTGGTGATCAGTCTCGCAGCTCTTTGGATCTGCTGGACTTCGGTCGTATGGCTCGCCTCCTCTGGGGGCGTGTCTGTACCGATCTCGATTATTCCGTAAGGAACTATCGTACGGAGATCACCTTCAAGCATGGTAGTGGTGCCACTGCTGACGGCCTAATGGGCAATCAGAAGTGGGCACTGTCCGAATGGACAGACGAACTGGAACAGGTGTTCCCTTTCGCAAGGGTTCATCACTACAGTTTCGGGCAGTTTAGCGCCCGGCTTCCCATGCTGGATTATCGTAGCCCCGGCAACGAGCGACCTTCGAAAGTCACTCATGTGCCTAAAACGCTCAAGACCCCTAGAATTATTGCGGAAGAGCCAACCTGCATGATGTTTGTGCAGCAAGGTCTCCACGCGAAATTCATGGAGTATTACGCAAAAGATTTCTTTGCGCGTAACTTTATCTGTTACGACAGCCAAGTCCCTAACCAGGAAATGGCTCGTATCGGTTCCCGTTTAGGAACCCTCGCCACCCTCGATTTGAAGGAAGCGTCAGATAGGGTCTCGAATCAGCTTGTTCTCGAACTGTTTCGCCCGTTCGGCCACCTTGCGGAGGCCGTCCAGGCTTGCAGGACGAAGAAGGCTAATGTACTTGGTAGCATTATTCCGCTTGCCAAGTTCGCGTCTATGGGGTCGGCGCTCACGTTCCCGGTCGAGGCCATGGTGTTTTGCACCCTGGTCTTTCTCGGTATACAGAAAGCGTTTAACCGCCCGTTGACCCGCAGAGATATTTCACTCTTTGTGGGCCAGGTACGCGTCTATGGGGATGATATTGTAGTCCCCACAGAATTTGTGCCATACGTGATGGACACATTGCAGCACTTCGGTGCTGTTGTGAATTCACGCAAGTCCTTCTGGACCGGTAGGTTCAGAGAGTCATGCGGAGAGGACTTCTATGCGGGGGCGTCCGTCAAGGTCGCCCGAGTCCGACAAGAGTTTCCTCTCTCACGTACAGATGGTGAAGAATTGCTTGCTACCGTTAGCCTGCGCAACCAGCTTTTCGAGCTGGGATACGAGCGAACGGTGCAACACTTGGATAGCTTGCTACAGCGAATCCTCGTGCACTACCCGGTTGTTAGCCGGAATAGTGGCCTTCTTGGTCGATGGACCTGGGGTGACGATCTTACTGTCACTACGCGGGACCATGATACGCAGCGGCCTATGGTTAAGGCTTATGCGGGTTATGACCGAATCCCCGGAAATGCAATTGATGGGGAGTTGGCGTTGACCAAGGTGTTTTTGACGGAACGACCAAAGGTGAAGTCGTACCTTGACGTCGCTTCGAGTGATCCAAAACATCTGACCCACTCTGGACGGCCCCGAGCCGTTGACATCAAACTCGGGATGTACCCCGT